ATGCTTTATTTAATCTGGTTAAGATATTTGAAACACGGTTGGTTAAATCACGTATTTACGCTGGTTTATCGTTTATTATCATACCAACAGTATGATTTCTGTATCCTTGATTTCGGTGTGGAAACCCACATTTCACGACTGATTTTAAAGCCGATCCAGAATATTTTTTACACTTTAATATCTATGAGATAAAAAATCTGTGCTATTTTTTATTTAATGTGTTTTTTTATCTTATAATAAGAGGGGCTGATATGTTGTTTGAAAATTTTCGAGAAGCAATAAAGAGTATTCGTGTTTTTTTAAGTTCTGAGTGTTTTCAAAGAAGGTATATTAGAGGATTAAGAGACGCTTATAAAGTTAAATGAGAAATGTTTAAATGAGGAAGAAAAACACCTTTTAGTTATCTAGATTAACAACGATATTATGTGTTTACCTCTAAAGTTAAGTACGGTCAGAATAGGGGTTGTTTAGTGTTTTCATTTAATAGACTTAGTAAGAAAATGTATTTAAACGATGTAGTTAAGCAACAAAGAAACACAGAAATAGAGAATAAGAAATTTGTTATAATACCGAATGCATGGATGCATGAGACCATTCCGAAAATAATTTTTACTACTATTTGTTACTAAAAGTTAAAAGGTCAAAATGTATGCGTAATATTCAACAAGTTTTAGAGCGTTGGGGCGGTTGGGTTGATGATGCCACGGGTGTCAATTGGCCACCAATCGCTGCTGGATTTAAAGGTCTGATTACGTCAACTCGTCCATTGCGTCCTTCCTGCTGTGATAACGATGGCTTGATCATTGATGCTTGTATAGCGAAGCTACAAACGGTAGATAAGTCTGAAGAAATTGAAGTTTTATTTATGTACTACTCTTTAGGGTTTTCCAAACGGTCCATAGCGCGTTTAATTGAAGTCTCGGATATTGAAGTGCGTTCCCGGTTACAAAAGGGAGAAAGTTTTGTGCAGGGATGTCTGGCTATGCTCGATATTAAGTTAGAAATGGATGATGAAATACGAGAGCACAAAAAGCTTACGCGTACGCAAAAAGCTATGGTAGTGTACTAATCTGTTAAAGTTGCGAATAAGCGCTAAAGCTAATAAGCCCCGATATTCTTATCGGGGCTTATTTTATTCGGCTCTTGCAGCATCTGCTGTTACGTATCGATAGAAGTGAAAATTTAAATAATAATTGTAGAGATCGCATTTTGTTGCGGCCTTTTTCGTATTTGCCACCGCGAATCGCTCATGGCTATTTCCTTATTTTTTGCGGTTGGTATCCCTGTTAAATCAATCATAACCCGCTACTGGGAACGAAGCCTGCATTGTGCTTGGCTTACCCAGGCACATGGTGAGTTATTGCTGTTTGATGGAGGTGTTTTTGATGAGCAATGGTAGTGATAAAACTGGTTGGTTAACGTCTGTCACTCCTGGGCCTGAGTACGATGAGGAACTGGAGCACACACTGAGTTGTTGGGTGAGTGGTGTTTCTGGATTGCCTGACGATAAAGTGCGTTCCCGCTGGACATCCGTACCATCGCCACCGTTACCGGCGGATGATGACGGGTGTGATTTTGGCATTATGGGCATTATTTCGGATGTTACGCCTGCTTTTGAGAATCAGACGAAAGAAAGTACTGAATTATGGCGTCATGAAGAAATCGAATGCTTGATTTCATTTTATGGCCCGAACTGCCAGCGGTACGGCACCTGTTTTCGTGATGGGCTGGCGGTCAGTCAGAACAATGACGAACTGGGACGTTTCGGCCTTTCAGTAGATAAATCCGGCCAGTTGATTGCTTTACCTGAGCTTATCAATAACCAGTGGGTGCGTCGTTATGACATGACGATCACCTTGCGGCGAAAAGTAGTGCGTGAATACGGTGTTAAATCACTGGTGGAAGCGCCTGTCAAATTCTTTGGAGATTAAATTATGCAGGGTTTACCTGTTTCAAACATTATCAATGTCACGTTGAATATGGCTCCTCATGCGGCCCAGTCCCGAAACTTTGGTGCGTTACTGATCATCGGTGCAAGCAATGTGATCAACACTCAAGAACGTTTACGTCTGTATTCTGATATTGATGGTGTTGGTACTGATTTTGGACTGACTTCACCGGAATATCAGGCCGCAGCGCTTTATTACTCCCAGTCACCACGCCCGGTTGATTTATATATCGGTCGATGGGCTAAAGACAACGTTATTTCCTCTTTGCAGAGTGCAATACTGAATAAGCAACAGCAAACGATCAGTAAGTTTTCTGCTGTGACGGATGGCTCTTTTAAATTAATGATTAATGGTAAAGAGGTGATATGCAGTGGCATTGATTTGAGTAAAGAGACGAATCTTAATGGCGTTGCCCAACGGGTAGAGGATAAGTTGAAAGATTGTTCGGTCACTTATGACATGGCATCTTCACGTTTCACCATCGTACCGCATTCTTCGGGCACGATGGATTATATCTTACCGGCAACGACCGGAACTTATATTGGCGAACTGTTAAAACTGGATGAAGTCTCTGGTGCTATGGTTACCGAACCGACTAAAGCAGAAACGATTGCTGAGGCGGTGGCGACATTGGGAGCGCTGTCCAGTGGTTGGTACGGGCTGGTTATTGCTGATGACACGCTGACGGATAAAGATATTTTGTCTGTTGCCGACTACATCGAATCCGCGTCGGTTGCTCGTATCTATGGGCATACAGTACAGAAAACAGACGTATTGGATGCTGACATTGCTACCGATATTGGATCACAGCTGAAAGGCGGAAACTATCAGCGCACGCTCTGGCAATATTCATCGGGTAAACCGTATACCGTCGCTTCTCTGATGGGGCGGATGTTTACTGTGAATTTCAATGGCAATAACACCACCATTACCCTGAAATTCAAACAGGAACCGGCTGTTACTGCGGAAAGCCTGCCAGCAACTCAAGCTAATGCCTTGAAGAAGAAAAACGGCAACGTTTTTGTTAAATACAACAACGACACGGCCATTATCCAGGAAGGCGTCATGGCAAACGGCGATTTTATTGACGAACGCCACGGCCTGGATTGGTTACAGAACTACGTTCAGAACAATCTTTATAACTTGCTTTACACCAGCACCAGCAAGATCCCACAGACTGATGAAGGTGTCACGCGTCTGATTACCAATGTTGAACAATCACTTGATCAAGCGGTGACCAATGGATTGATCGCTCATGGTGTATGGGGCGGTGATCCCATTGGTGCGCTGAATAGTGGTGCAACGTTGACGAAAGGTTATTACGTTTACGCACCGCCCATTGCGACACAAGCGCAGGCTGACAGGGAAGCCCGAAAAGCGCCGGTTATCCAGTGTGCTATCAAATTAGCAGGGGCTGTTCACTACGCTGATGTCATTATTAATGTAAACAGATAAGGGTTGAAAATGGCTACATATTCTTTTCTTGATGTCTCCGCATCTATCACCGGAGTCGGTGGTTCTTTTGATCTTGGTAACGGCGCAGCTCTCTCTGATGAGGGTATCACCGTCACGATGTTAGAAAGTAAAAACACCATGACCACAGGGGCAGACGGTGAAGTGATGCATTCATTGCATGCGTCCAAATCTGGCACCATCACCGTTAACTTACTTAAAACCAGCCCGGTAAACGCCAAACTGAACGCGATGATGAGTACACAATCGCTTTCATCGGCGGCATGGGGTAATAACGTCATTGTGATTCGCAATAAGCAGAGTAACGACACGGCTGTTGCCCGTTCTGTCGCATTTCAGAAGCAGCCGGATTTGCAGAATTCCAAAGCCGGCAATACCGTTGCCTGGATATTTGATTGCGGAAAAATCGACATCATGTTAGGCACATTCTAACGAATTGACTTCATAGACGCTGAAACAACGCTCAAGCCAGCATTGGACTTATATTTCGGTGGCTTGAGCGATTTTGCGGATAAGTTTTAAGGGGTGATCATGGAATTTGAAATTGACGGCAAAAAGTATCGCGGTGGCAAACTGAGCGCTTTTCAGCAACAAGATCTGGCAGTAGCTTTGGCGCCAGCCATTCCGGCGCTTGGACCGCTCATGAAAAAGCTTGTTACAGCCAACAATGATGAAAGAGAGACCAGCTTTGAAGAATTGCTGCCTTATTTGGTTGAATCAATCAATGTGCTGGGAAAATCCAACCGATATGAAATTAATGACATTTGCTTATCAATAATTTCCCGTGAACAGAATGGTATCTGGAGCAAAATTTATGAATCTAATGGTCAGGTATTGATGTTCGATGACATCAATGGCTTAGAGTTGCTGAAAATTGTGGGTTTTATTATCAGAGACTCATTGGGAAATTTTTTTCCCGCCCCATTAGAGAGCGTAGTGTAATCCCGGGACAATCCAGCTTAAATTTTGAAACCCTGCCGGAAGGACGTGATTACCTGTTACGTCCGGTCATTGCGGGGATGTGCCGTTATGAATCTTTGAAAGATGGCGTTCTTGACCTGGCTGATATTGCACTGATGAATGATGCCCTTGACGTTAAATCAGAAAATGAGGCCATGATAGAGAGGTGGCGAAGTGAGCAATAACACTGAAACAATTGAAGATTTCCTGGTATCACTTAGGTTTGATATTGACGAGGTGGGGCAGCGTAAATTCATGGCTGTTATCACGGAAGTCACATCTAACGTTCTTAAAATGCGGGCGGAAATTGAAAGCGCAACATTAGCGGTGGTTAATTTTATCACTCAAATCGCTAACGGCCTGGATAAGCTCAGTGGGCAATTGCAGAAAACAGGCGTAACAACTGAAAAAATTAAATCTATTGATGGTGGTGTCAGTCAGGTTGGGGCAAATGTTGAGGGGCTTTTGCCCAGCATGGGCATTCAGGCCAGTGATACAAATAGCAACCATTGTAATACGGCTTCTTTGGTCTCATTGATAAGTAAACAGTTATTAAAAACACCAATGGATTGTGCTGGTCAATCCACCGGCACACTTGATAGTGATGACATCTTTAATGCCGTTGAGGAATTAGTCAAATGGTTAGACAAAGGGGAAATCTCAGCGAAAGGTTTATTGGCGACACTGAATGAATTGTGGAAATTCACAGGAAGAAAAATCACTCTGGGTATACTCTTTGATTTTAATAATCGGTTAAATGCATTACAGGAAGAAGCAAAAAGAAATCACGAAAACGTGGGTGAAACTCTAATGCGGCGGCGAAGAGAGTATGAAGCAAATAAAAAACCACTTATAACATCTGAGCAACTGAATAGCTGGATGTCAACACATGGGATCTATATTGCTTCTGACTGGACACTGTTTTTCAGCAAAGATAAGTATGAAAAATACCAGCAACAACTTGATGTCAGGAAAACCATCATTGATAAAGGACACCGCCCAAGAGTTACTGATAATATTCCTGCTAAAGTATCAGACCAATCAAGTAAAACGAAAAAGAAACTCAAGAATAAGCCACTAAATAAAGCTCATCTTAAGACTAGTATTGTTAAACAGCATGATGCTCATCATGGTTTAATGGCCACAGCTAACCAGTCGATAAATGTTTTTAACAGTGAGCTTACAGGGGCAAGATTAAAGAAAATAATGTCCTCCAGAGGGGTACGGAATAACAATCCATTAAATATGAACTTTGCACATCAGACAGGGGCAGTACTTGAAGATAACCCAAAACCCAGATTTGCTAAGTATCCAGATGCCTACAGTGGATTAAAAGGTTCAGCTCATCAGTTGAGACGTTATTTTCGTGGTCAAACTACCGGCAAAAAGCTACAGACCATTGCAAGTATTATCCCGACATGGGCACCATCAAAAGATGGCAATAAGACTAAAGTTTATATTGCCAACGTGTCTAAAATGATGGGAGTTTCTAAGGATGCATTCATTGATCTCACCGATCCTAATGTGATGCAAAGGATGATTGATAGCATGATGATAGTAGAAAGTGGTGGTAATCCTTATTCACCTGAACTGATCAGGGCGGCAATTATCGGAGCGCCACCGCCAGCGAATAAACCTTCAGGCTTGGCTGGACATCTGAATAATGTCGCTCATTCTTTGAAAAATGTTTCGATTGATCCTCGAATGATCAGTGGTGCGGCGACAAATATCAACAGCATGATGAATCATCAGGTAATGACTCCCCATTTACTGCTGCATACGCCAATACCAGCTGGTAATAATGTGATGGGGATAGGGGAAGTAAATTATCATATTGAGGTTAACGGCGTTGAATCTCCCAGAGAAGCGGCAAGACTGACTGGGGAAACAGTAGAGCGCACTCACAGTATGCTACTTCGAAATATGCAAACACAGGTGAGATAACAATGGATATATTATCAGTCATGTTTTCTCAGCAAACGAGAAAAATAGGTGTCATTGTACCGAGTGTTGTTATTTCAGAAACTCATACGGATACATCTAATATAACAGATCATCCGGTCCAGCAGGGGGCGACAATCAGTGATCATGCTTATGACACGCCATCAGAAGTGACAATGAGCTTAGGTTTTGCTGGTGGTGGCTCGCTGCTTGATGCTGTGGATACGACAAAGGTATTTGATATTGCTACCGGATTGAGCCTGGGAACCAATCCGCGTGAGGTATATCAACAACTACTTGATCTGAAATCATCATATAAACCTTTTGATGTTGCGACAGGGAAACGTTTATACAACAACATGTTAATTCAAAATATGAGTATTACGACAGATAAAGCCAGTGAAAACGTTCTGTCAGTCACTTTAACCTTGCGTGAAGTTATGATTGTTGAAACATCGCCGAATAAGACCGCGCCGGCGGAAAATATGAAACATTCTGAAGATACTGCGCCTGTGGTTAATGTCGGAACCAAAGTTACGGTGAAGCCGTCATTACCACAAAGAATTCTTGATTTTGTTATAGAACGAGGTAAAAAATGGCTGGGATTGTAGAAATTCCTTTATCACCTAAAAACCAGCAATTTGATGTTCAGCTAAATGGAATTAACTATAAAATGCGTTTGATGTGGCGTGATATTGCGGGCTGGATCTTAGATATTATGACGCTGGACAGTGAACCCATAGTCAATGGCTTGCCGCTGGTTTTTGGGGTTAATCTGCTTGAACAATATTGTCATCTTGGTTTTAATGGTTCATTAATCTTTTATGGCGATATAAATCAGCAGAAACCTTACAGGAATAATCTTGGCAAGGAAGATAGATTATACTTTGTAGTAAGTTAACGTGGTAAGAATGAAGGGTAATACATCTGTTCAAATTGGTTATGGAAAAATTTAAGCCAAGTAACGAGTATGGCTATATATTTTGACGGCAATAAAATATATATTTAATATCCTAAATATGCTACTTTGGAGGCAGTGAGGATTTTGGATAATAAGACAGAAGCAATCTCCGATATTATTTTATCAGGAAATGGAATTGATATTGTAGATTTTGGTAAATATGTAGGGTATATAGTGACATAGTGTGGAAGATTTTCTGAAAAGAAACAGGCAATACTATATATAGCTATAATCTCATTTCTAAAGGTTTTTAGGATGCTTTCTCTGGAAGAAATTGGTCAATCAGTGCGGAATAATCTACAACTAATCATTGATTCTCAAGAATTGCCATTAGCTGTAGGTCCTATAACTGATCAGGATTTTAGAATTCTTTTTGGTGGTTTTGGAGATTTGGAGTGGGAATTTGGTCTGGCAGAATATGGAAATGATCCTGATAGGTTTGAATTTTGCGTGAAATTAGTGAATATGGCAATAGAAACGGTGCCCTCAGGAGTTGCTCTTTGCGTATATGGTGTCAATGATAAAATTTTCAGAATTCACATGATTGAAAACTTTTCCAAAAATGATAAAAATCACCCTTTAACGGGCCGTATGGTTCTGCTTACCTTGATGTCTGCATATTTGTTTAGTGTGGCGGTGGAAGCTGAAGGTGTCTATATTATGGAGCCTGTTTCCGAGCTGTGTGATTATTATGCTAGCTTTGGTTTTACAATGCATGAATGCGGATATATTATGGTTTCAGATGTTAACGGATTACAGACAGCTTTTGGGAAATTCGCCAGGATGGTATAAGATTTTATTATGGAAATAGTAGGTGAATCTGTTAGCGTGATATGACGATCGCCCCTCAATGGAGGGTGCTAAGAGGCTCCCAGAGAGGTATATATGAAAGAGCAAAGAGTATCCAAAAAAGAAGCCAGGTTTGACACACAAGGTGCATTTGCAAGAATGGGTGCTGCTGTTGATGTTTTGAAGAAAGCGGCTCCAGATGCTTTTGAATACAAGGTTGCATGTTGTGAGCAACAGGGAAAGTTGCGCGGTAGCAAAAAAGCAGTAGCGTAAGTTTTTACAGTTTTTTTCATGTACCCTTCGGGGGACTTGTGAGACTTCTTGGAAACAGGAAGTTAGGTACGGTAAAAAGGCGATGACAAGCCCACCGTTCCTGTGAATGGGCACCAGTAATGGTGCCCATTGTCATTTATAGAGTCTTATTCCGATGCAGTTTTATAGCCACAACCTTTAACTTCCTATGATTTATTACACGTGCCGCTTAATTGCGGTTTTTTTGTTTCTGTTAATTAGGTGAATTATGTCAAAACAATGGATAAGAGAATGCCACCTTATCGTTGTAGACGAAAAGGGTGAAAAGGTAGATTTATCAAACCTGAAAATCATATTTAATATCAACAGAGCTGAACACTCCTATCCGGCTACGGGTGTTTTCACGATATATAACCTCAATGACGAAACCAGTAATAAATTACGCCGAAATGAGTTTAAAACAATTAAATTTGTCGCGGGCTACAAGGAGAATTCAGGGCAAATATTTTCAGGCCAAATCCAATACACACATGTAAAGAGAGAAAGCGCAACCGACACCTGTGTTGTTATTCAGGCTGCGGATGGGGATGAGCCACACAATTACGCGACCGTAAATACCACTATTGCCGCTGGATATTCGCAAGCAGATTTAGACCATTTATTGATGCGTGATATTGCCAAATATGGCATTACCGCCGGTTTGCGCCCGGAATTCCGCAAATCAGCATCCCCGAGGGGAAAAGTGCTTTTTGGTATGCACCGTAATGAAGTTTCTAATCTGGCAAAGCAATGTGACGCTAACTGGCGTTACGAAGATAACCAGTTGCATATTGTGCCCAGGAATAAATATCTGACAGAGGCGGTTGTACTGACATTAAAAACCGGTCTGATTGGTATGCCTGAACAGACCATCGGCGCAGGTATTAACGTTAAATGCTTAATTAATCCCAATATCGGCCCCGGCACATTAATCAGACTGGATAACCGCTCAATCAAGCCGGTTGAGCCTTCTGGCGATGAAGCACCTAAATCTGACAATCATAAAGATGCAAAAGAGCAACCATCAGCATTGGATTCTGACGGTGATTACATCGTCTTTAGCGTAAATTATTCCGGCGACATCCGCGGAACCGACTGGTACATGGAGATGATGTGTGTTGCTAAAAGCGATCACACATTGCTGAAGAAATTAATGAGCAATAAAGATAAGGCAACTACCTGATGATAAATACTGATGAACGACTAAATAGACCCGAAGCGGTCTTTTTTTCTATGCAAGAGGTCATTAGCGCCGGATTGTATGTCTCTTTACCCTGCATTATTCAATCATTTAACGCTGATGCGGTCACAGTGACAGCACAACCCGCCATCAGATGGAAAATCCGGAAAAAAGACGGCGAACTGGAATCCGTATCCTTGCCGTTACTGGTCGATGTGCCCGTTATATTTCCAAGGGGCGGGGGAGTGACATTAACCTTCCCGGTAAAAGCGGGTGATGAATGCCTGGTTGTATTTGCTGATCGCTGTATTGATTACTGGTGGCAATCTGGCGGCGTACAAGAGCCGGTAGATCCCCGGCAACACAACTTGTCCGATGGATTTGCAATTATTGGTCCACAATCCCAGCAACAAAAAATAGCGGATATCAGCATCAGCACCGCGCAGCTAAGAAGTGATGATGGCGCGGCTTATATCGAACTCGATCCCGGTAGCCATAATGTGACAGTGATCACACCGGCGAAACTCATTGCCACTGCACATGGCGGTACTGAAATCACCTCACCTGAAATCACCCTGAACGGCAACGTCACCATTAACGGCAACTTATCGCAGGGAATGGGGTCGGGTGGCGGTACAGCAACCCTGCAAGGCCCGGTCACGGTGAACAACGATCTAACAGCGAGTGGCATAAGCCTGATGAACCATACGCACGGTGGTGTACAAACCGGTAGCGGTAGCACGAGGAAACCGCAATGAGATACAGAAGAGAAATTGACAACGACTATGTATTTGGTCGTGGAGAAGCGAGTTTTCTTATCAACTCACCGGAAGCGGTCGCGCAGGCGGTGAAAACCCGCTTGATGCTGCGCAGTGGCGAATGGTTTCTTGACGATCGGGAAGGAACCGATTACGACAAAGTACTGGGTAAAGGCACATCGGGTTTTTATGACCTGATTATCAGACAGAGAATACGGCAAACGCAGGGTGTGTCAGAAATTATCCACTACCGTAGTGAAAGAAACCCCAACACAAGAAAAATCACCATTACCGCCACGATTGACACGATTTATGGACAGACAGGAGTAACTGCTGATGTATGAAAGTATTATCACCTCAATGTTACCTGCTATTGATAAAAACGGGATCAACGCGCCTGATTATCAAACCATCTTAAATGGCTGGAAGGCGATATTCAGGGACATCTACGGGAACGATATTTACGTTGAATCTGACAGTAAAGACGGTGTATTTCTGTCGCTGATAGCTTACGTTATTCACGGTTGTAACAACGCCACCATTGCTTCTTACAACTCATTTAGCCCGACAACCGCGGTGGGTGAAGGGCTTTCCCGCAGTGTCAAAATCAATGGCATTACCAGAAAAAGCCCCAGTAACTCAACGGTGGATGTATTGATAACCGGTCGGGCAGGAACCGTTATTCGCAACGCTTCCGTTCGGGACGACGCCGGAAACACTTGGTCACTTCCTGATGAAGTGATTATCGACACGCACGGGCAGGCTATTGTGACGGCCATATGTCAACAGACCGGCGCGATTGGCGCACTGCCTCACACGGTTAATCAGATTGCGATGCCAACCTTGGGTTGGCAAACAGTGACAAACCCTGTGGCTGCCACACTTGGTCGGGGAATTGAATCCGATGCAGAACTGCGAATACGCCAGGCGGTTTCAGTTGCATTGCCTTCACAAACCATTATGGATGGATTAATCGGTGCGATTGCTAACCTGCATGGCGTCTCACGTTATCGGGGATACGACAACGACACGGATCAAACCGACGAAAATGGCATACCCGCGCACAGTATAGCCATTGTGATTGATGGTGGAGACTCGAAAGAAATTGCTCAGACCATCTTAAAAAAGAAAACGCCGGGCATACCGACATTTGGCACCACTGCTGAAATTGTCACAGACATTGCTGGTAATGAAAAAACGATAAACTTCTATCGTCCTACTCTGGTACCAATCTACGTTGAAATTCAGATTAGACCCTTTGTCGGATACACCTCGGATATTGGGAACAGCATTCGTACAGAGATATCTGACTATATCAACTCACTTTACATTGGTGATGGGATATATGTTACCCGCCTGTTTGTTCCGGCAAACTTGTGCAATAAAAACGGCAGCCAGACATATGAAGTTTTGTCTGTGATGGCCGGTAAAACAGCATCAACAATAGATTCGGTGAACATCAACATTGCTTTTAACGAAGCACCGACTTGTTCACCTGAAAATATAAAGATAGTGACGGTGCTCAAATGAATAAATATATGAAACTGATTCCGGCGTATCACATGGAGGGTAAGAAATACGTCAGAATGCTTGAAGCGGTTACCGATATATTGAACCAGAGTGCACTTACAAATGAATTACTGATTAGCAGTTTTGACCTTGATAAAGCGGTGGGTAAACAGCTTGATATTATCGGTGAATGGGTAGGGAGAAACCGAACAATCCAGGCTCCGATTGAATACTATTACTTTTCCTTTGATATTCCTGAATTAGGATTTGAGTATGGTACATGGAAAGATCGATTTGATAGTGACAAAAGTTATATCGACTTGGATGACAACAATTACCGAATCGTGATTAAAGCCAAAATAGGGGAAAACAACTGGGATGGAACGGGGGAATCACTTAATAACATCCTGAGTTTTATTCATTCAAATCACAACATATCCATCTCCTTTGAAGATAACTTGGATATGTCATTCACCGTGACTGTAAAAGGTAAATCAATTAGTACTATCACCAAAGAAATTATCCGTCAGGGTTATCTCTCCATTAAACCAATGGGAATAACGGTTAATTACCATGTTGTTGAGGGTTAGAAATGGCTAAAAATGACTTTAAAGCGTTTGCCACTGGCGAAAACGCAAATACATTATCGCAAGAAGAGTATGAAAGCTTAGGTTTTATTGAAGAGGGATTTAAATCAGGAATAGCGAGGAGTGAACAGCTTAATAAAGTTTGGCGGCAATCCTCAATTATCGCTGCGGTGATTGGGAAATATATTGCAGAAAAAACGGGTGAAGATGTTATTGATGATGGAGACCTTGAAAAACTCGTAGGGCAATTAGATTTGGCGTTAAAACAAAAAATTACTGCGGAAATTCCGGATGCTTCGCTTACGCGGAAAGGGATTTCGCAACTGAACAACGCGACAAATTCTGACAGAGAAGATCAGGCAGCAACGCCGAAAGCGGTGAACGATGTTAGAAAAATGGCTGAAGGTAAATTAAGTAGCGTTGCTGATGCGACGTTAAGCCAGAAGGGGATTGTACAGTTAAGCAGTGCTACTGATAGCGCGAATGAAACCTTGGCTGCGACTCCTAAAGCAGTTAAGGGCGCATATGATTTTGCCAATACGGCAAATGTAGCGGCTAAGAATGCTCATGATTTCGCAAATACGGCAAATGTAGCAGCTAAAAACGCTCATGATGAAGCAAATAGGGCTACAGATAATGCCAATAGCCGGTTGGCAAAAAATCAAAACGGCGCAGATATCCCTAATAAAAGTGAGTTTATAAAAAACCTTGGTTTGGTGGAAACGGTGGATTTGGCGAGAAATGCTTATCCAAAATCAGGTGGGGTTGTCAATGGGGATGTAAATGTTCCAAGACTGTTCGCGCAGTACATTGTCAGCATCGGAGGTGACAGGCATGGGATGCAAGCGGGGAGCATGGACGCTGCCAGCTTCAATGGTAATAATTTAGAAATTCTGTCATGGTACGGTATCGGCCTAAAAAGCACTCAAGATAGCAAGACAAGAATTTATTTTAATTTGCGCACCGGCGATATTGCAACAAAGGGAACAGTTAATTCCAGTAGTGCACGTGTTGGAAAATTAAGTGTCAATAACGCATCGGATTTTCCAAACATCGAATTTGAAGCAGCAAATAAGCATTTGATCGGAATTGAAGGAACCAGCGGCAATCGTTTGACAATATACGCTAATAATGAAAACGGCAATCGCAAATATAACTTAGCAACACCAGAGAAAGGCGGCACGTTAGCAACACTTGATGATATTACTGTTAATGCGGTACCGAACAGCCGAAAAGTGAACGGCAAAGCGTTGACCGGGGATATTAGTTTAAGTGCCTGGGATGTGGGGGCTTTGTCAGGTAAACAATATATTAGTAACCTGACAGTGCAGACATCGGCTTGGGTGAAAATCGCTGAAGTCACAATGAGAGTAGTGAGCACTATCAATATTAATATTGTTGGCGGTTCAGGGTACAACGTTGGGAATTTTGAGCAATGCGCTATCACTAATATAGTTTTAAGAACGGGAAATGGATATCCAGCCGGAATCAATGCAGTGATGTACACAACTAGTGATTGTGCCCCTACTGACTTGGCAACTGTTAATACATCTGGTGATAACTATGATATTTATATATTCATCGGCCCTTATGCTCAGAACATAATTTTGAATGCTTTTGTGTCAGATAATGCGACTGTTAATCAATTATTGAAGATAGCAGAGTTATCAGAAGTTCCCACAGGAGCGGTTAAGGGGAGAGTTTACTCTTATTTATTATCTGGAAAAGAAAACGATATCTATCCAACTGGCGCTGTAATTCCATGGCCGTTACCGAATCCCCCATCAGGTTACCTAACATGCAACGGACAAGCATTTAATAAATCCCTATATCCACAATTAGCGGCAGCATATCCATCAGGAAGATTACCAGATTTACGCGGTGAGTTTATCCGAGGTTGGGATGATGGGCGCGGTGTGGATAGTGGCCGTGGGATTTTGTCTTATCAAGAAGGTCAGGCACCTGTATCTGCTATTGCTGGCTACTGGGGAAACAACTGGAACGACAATAAGCACAGAGATACCGGATTTTCCGCAGCGACGGGAACAAACAACGGAAGTTTTCATACTATCATCCAAGAATATGAATCTCAGAGAGAAACCCGCCCCCGTAATATCGCATTTAACTACATAGTGAGAGCAGCATAATGACAGAACAAAAGTACTCTTTAGAACATGAAGTAGCAGTACTCGGAAAAGACGGACTAGCAATTCAAGCAGGGTGGATAAAGGTTTATCACTCGAATCAAATCACACGAGAATTTACAGTTTCAGACATTGAATATGTGATGCTCGGTGTCAGTCCGTCAGCCGGAGCCTATCCCGATGCGCCAGAGCTCCCAAAATCTCATGATGTGGCTGTTTGCCGCAGCATGGATAGTAAGAGCTGGGAAATCCTCCCCGATTACCGTGGAAAAATAGCTTACAACACGCTAACACAAGCACAGACTGAGATTACTGAAGTTGGGGAATTGCCTGCAACTCTGACATTCAAGAAACCGGACACCGATTACGATAAGTGGAACGGTAAAGAATGGGTGGTTGACAAGGAGCTCTTGAAATCTCATCAAGTCAATGAAGCAAAACAGAAGCAAGCAGCACTGTTACAACAAGCAAATGAAACACTCTCATTGCTACAAGACTCTGTTGACTTAGAAGTCGCAACAGACTCAGAAAAAGCCGCTTTGCTTGAGTGGAAGAAATACCGGGTATTACTCACTCGTGTAGATACTTCACAAGCACCTGATGTTGAATGGCCGGAAGTGCCGAAATGATTAGAGGGGCATGATGCCCCTCATTTCATTCTGGTTTTTCAGGCCAATTAATATCAGGTGCTAATGTGACATCAATACGGCTCAATGAGATTTGGTATTTTTTCCAGGCTACCAACTGTGCTTTTTCCTCATCATTTGCCATATTTAGATCTATCGCGTCTTGTAATGGTGCGATTTGGTTTGTTGCTTCAGCTATTAATTGCTGTTTTTGAAATTTAGCCTGTTGCTGTAATTCTTCTTTTGTTGGTGGGGGAATATCTGCCCATTCCGGTAAACCATTTTTACCGGCTATACGGTATTTACCCTCTGGAGGAATATTGCTGGCAAACTCAATGAAAACAGCCTTATCGACTTCCACTGTATCGTTTGGAAATGAACCGGCATTGATATAGTCCTGTTTCCATTCGACCGGATAAAATACGTTATTTGTTGCACTGTAGTAATACATAATTAATATCCCACTGCGAACCAATAATAACCTACACTAATATCACTAACAGCATAATCGTTAGTCAATTTAAATGAAGATGGACTCAGATCAGCAACGTAACCATTAGCTATACCACTACCTGATCCTAGTCGATTCACCGTCAACATTACACTCACGCATACATTAGAGAATCTAACAGGCAATTGAACTGTGATAATTTCTTGTGGCTCTAAAACTCGAGTTACTCCCCATTGATAAATCATCCCGGTATCTTCACATCTCCACCAACCGTTAGCAGTCTTATTGGCTGTATTTTTGCTGCCATATCGGGCATCAGACTCGGATTTTGTGTACGATTGCCCAGCTGGGGTGTAGTTGCCCTTGAGTTGAAATCGTCCATCGCATTCTCCCATGGTATATGTCCCAATATCCCCGGCAGTAGGTCTGTTTGCAGTGTTATAGTCCCTACGCCAACCCGGATAGTACCCCTCACCATGATTAATATAAGTAAATTGTGCGTTTGCGATACCGTTTCCGTTTGTTGTCGTCGGTGTTGTAACACGGATAGTCATTGCAGATTCTACGCCCATAACTTCGACAACTGCGCCGGCCAGACATATATTACCGCAGCCTGTATCGTTGATTATGCGATTGTTGGCATATGACCATGATCCCTTACATATCCAGTATGGATTATCAAAAGCCCCTTGGGTTTTTAGCCATTGTAAAAATTCAGCGGTTGTCCACATGCCAGTGGCAGTATTGATCGAGCCGCTATAAGCACAGCATGCCCCCACATCCCCGGCACTCAAACTGATATCCCCGGTCAGCGCCTTACCATTAATTTTCCGGCTACTCGGTACCGCATTATTCGCCTTAGTCACCGTTTCCACCAAACCAAGGTTTTCTGTAACCCGTTAACTGACAGCATTCTTTACCAAGGTAGCCTGTTAAAGCATTCAACAGGATCCAATATGGTAAAAATCGGGCATATTCACGGATCAATAAATGACCAACATGGCGATTTTGAGAGAAAGATATTAACCATGAGGGAATTATGAGCTAATTTTGGGTGACAAATAAGCAAAAAATTAGCATTGTCTTGCTTTACCAACTCAGAAACTTCATCACAGCATATCCCAAGTAATACATTTTCCTCCAGGGGATTCGACTCCCTGAATTCTAGGCGTAGACCTGCCGTAATGTCATATTTTTCAACATCATGTACTGGAAAATCTCTTAGCCATTATTTTGACATAGTTCACTTGAAATAAATAAATTCACTTCGTGTGTATATGTGTGTATATTAATCTCAGGTTGGGAGGATATATGAAATCAACTGACCTGATAAAAGAGCTGATTGCCGTTGGGTGTGAACTTAAAAGGCATAACGGAGGGAGTCACCAAATTTGGTGGTCACCTATAACCGGAAAGACGTTCCCGGTCCCGCATCCTAAAAAAGATCTGCCTATCGGCACCGTCAAATCGATAAAGAAAATGGCGGGGATTTAATCCCCGCCAACTTTGGAGGTCATCATGTTTTTCTCAGTAGGTGTTGAGTTGCCGAAAGACGAAAATACAGCGTATGGTCTGGTTATTCCTGCGCTGTGTACCGAAGATTATGGCTGTTTCTCTGCTGCTGATAATAGAGAAGATATTGCGATAATGGCGCGTGAGGCTATCTTGTTAACAGTAGAAGATAGGGTTGCAAACAGCAGAGCCGTTGAACAAATTCAGGATGCCGGCTATTTGGTTTATGCAAAAAACACAGAATATCAATATGTTGATAGCTGGTTTGTTATCGATGTTGATTTATCTGAGTTTTCTGGAAAACAGCAGCGTATTAATATCTCACTACCTGATACACTCATTCAGCGTATTGATAATCGCGTCAAAGAAAGTCCGGCACAATATCGAGACAGAAGTCACTTTTTGGCAGAAGCGGCAAGACATGAACTCAGTTAACACTCTGGTGCATGGATGCGTCATAGTGTTAAAACGTGTTCAATAGATCCCCTGCAATATCGTATGAAAGTAAAACTCGAATCATAAACGCCACACCATCTTCGGGGATCAGTAAATAAGAGTTGGCAATAAAGACATTACCCGGACCATTTTTGCTTATGCCACTGGCCGACGAATTTACATACTCCGTACATTTATCAAGAAAACACTAAAAACCCCAGCGTCAGAAATAAAACTGGCATTGCAAAGATTAGAGGAGATGACAAATGAAAATTAAAGGCATTCCCTGGTCAGAAGTCAGGGCGCAAGCCCTTTCATCCCCCGGAGCTCAGGCCGCTTATGAAGCAGCCAAGCAGGAAGAGGAGCTCTACGAGCTGATACAGAGTATGAAAAACAGGGCGGGCATTAACAGTTCACAGTTAGCCGAAAGACTGGGAATTACCCCACCGGCAGTAGCTAAGGTTGAAAAAAACCCGATGAAAGCCAGTGTTGCAACACTTGAACGCTATGCGGCGGCGTGTGGCGTCAACCTCAAAATTAGTATAGTTTAACTGCTGCCCGTCTCTTGGATATTAACTAAGAGTTCGGGCATTTTACTAATCAATCAACCCCCTCGTATTTCTTATTCAAAGTGCGTGTTTTTCCGGCTATTGCGTTTAAATTTTCTGGATGATGGGTGCGCCAGTATTGCTGTGTGTGGCTTGCCGTCGTTTTTGCTAATTCGTCAGCCACATTAAGAATATCGATCAACAGCGTTAACACATTGATGCTGTTGCTACCCAATGGAACCGACGAACTGATTAATTCATGCATACTCACAACGCTTCTGCGGATACCGGTAATTTTCTCTGTCAGTGCACCTCCCACCGTTTTTGACCAATGGCACCAATGCGCTGTTGTTGCGACCATTCGCCGGGCTTAATGCTCGGTAATGCCTGTTCAATTTGCAATGTTTGCCTGATCATAGGCTTATCAGGTCAGCCATCCGCGAAACTAATTTCAACCAGCGTACCTGCGGCAGGATACTGAAATAATCCACTCGCTGCGGCGACGAGTGGTATTGACAAAGGTACCGCTGGTGAATTCAATTGCAGAATAATCATCCTCTTTTTAACCCTATTTTCTATAACTCATTAATTCACAGAGATCATTGTAAAGTCGGCTTTTTAAAATATTGAATGGGACTAAATACGGCAAGGGTTAGCCTATATCCGTGTATTTAATAATTATCTTATTTACTTGTCCCCTCTACTGTGATTTATTAACGCATGGTGTAAATTGACAGTCTATATTGATGTTTATATGTTATTTGGGGTTTTCTATATTATAGGCAAAGTATTCAGGTTTAAGGTATCAAAGATAAAATAATCATATTGCTCTTATTCACATGATGAAAAATACATAGTATAGTATTAGTAGAAAATCTGACTGGATGAAGAAATTGAATCTCAACTTTTAGCCTTTTGAAAACCGAACTATCTTTTTTCACCACTTGATATCCTATTGATATATAAATATGAAATTTATAAGAAACCACCTAATCAAGCTATTGCCAGTTGTTGCACTCTTCATTTTTTGTCTTCTAGCTCATATCGCTATGGGTTATCGTTTAAAAATAGGGTATGTATTCGCTGTATTTTTTATTTTCCTATTGCTAAACAAGGTCACTGTCATTTATAGAGTTCTTCTTGTCGTTCTTGGTATAGCAACTCTCCTTTATGCCCCTATAGGGCTGACATATGGATCACCAAACTTCAACTCAATTCTTTCGTTATTCTATACAAACGAACAAGAAGCCAGTGAGTTTATCTCTTCTATTCCAATTGAACATTATCTTTTTAGTGCGCTTATCTTGATGTTTTGTCTTTTATCGCTAAAGGTAAGCATTAATTTATATAAAAAGATTAATGTTTTCCTATTTTCTTTTGCATTAATCACAATAATACACCATCCTTTAAAAACCTTTATACAGGACAAAGAATTTAATATCTTTGACTCAGGTCTCCCTGAAATCAGAGTAGTCAAAGATGTCACTATCAACTTTATAAGGGTAAAAAGCGAATATAAAAAGATGCAGGAAATACTAAGTGAAAACGATACGTGGGGAACAGTATCAGCAAAGTCCAAATATAGCACCTACATTGTTATTATTGGAGAAAGTGTACGTAGAGATTTTATGAATGCATATGGGTTCCCGATACACAATACGCCTTTTATGAGCACTGCGAATGGGACACTTTTTACAAATTATATCTCAACAGGCCCGTCAACCCAGATATCACTGGCAAACTCATTAGCAATGGTCAAAGATGGTAAAGAAATTTTAAGCAATAATATTGTTACACTGGCGAAAAAAGCTGGTTTTTATACCTATTGGATATCAAATCAAGGTTCGATGGGGTTATTTGATACTCCGGTTGCCAGTATGGGAGCAAGGGCCGATTCTCCATTGTTTATTAAAAAAGGTGAATCCAGTTCTGGTCTTAACAGAAGTATGCCTGATACAAATATAATACCCATTGTGAAAAAAGTCCTAGAAGATAAGAAAGAGAAAAAATTAATTGTTATCCATTTAATGGGATCACACTCTCCTGCTTGTACCCGAACAAATTATGAATACAAGGTGTTTTTTAAGTCAGAGCAGATTTCTTGCTATATACAGAGTATTGAAAACACTGATAATTTACTGTCAATAATTACTGATGAAGTGCAGAAAAATGAGAATGATTGGTCTTTGATGTATTTTGCTGATCATGGCGTTTCTTTCTTTGAGAAAAATACTAAGAAGATGAGGCTTGCTCATAATGATAAATATAAACAAAATTACCAGGTCCCTATGTTTATTACATCTTATGATGATACATCACGGAAAATTATTAATACTCAAAGAAATTCAATGAATTTCTTAACACTATTAGAATTTGTGTTGAACCTGATTTTTAGATAAAATTAACATGTGATAAGGTTAGACTAAGCTTATGAAAACTAAAAAAATTGTTCTTGTAGCCTACAATATACCGGGCTTTGGAGGAAGAGAAACTGTATGTAAAAAATTAGTGGCTCTATTGTCAAAAGAGAGTCTACAATTAGATATCAGTTTTCTTTTTATTAATGATATCCGCCAGGAATCTGTTGAAATAGATGATGGATGGTTAAATGGAATGTCATTTAACCGCATTCATTCTGAGATATATAATACAAAAGTTCGCAGAATACACTTTGCCTTTTTATTTTCTAAATTTATGAGAAAAGAAAAGCCGGATATCGTTATTGCAATAGATCCACTAAGTTGCTATATAACAAGTTTGGCGAAAAAATTAATTTTTTCTAAAACCCCTATATTCTCATGGATTCACTCTTCTCTTGAACAATTGTATAAAAATATTTATGTAATAAAAGCCGATTATCACCTTTCTATTAGTTCAGGTATAACTCAGCAACTTATTGATAGAGGTGTTAATCCAAATAAAATTTTTACTATTTTTAACCCTGTTTCTCAGAAAAGCGAAACTATCCCTCGACCAAGTGGGAATATAACCAAATTTCTATATGTAGGCAGATTAACCGATGATGATAAGAATATTAGTGGTATGTTTAAGGCATTATCGCAAGTTCATGGTGATTGGGAATTAAATATTGTTGGCAGCGGTCGTGATGAAAAAATATTACGTAGCGTAGCGGATCGTCTAAATATAACTAGCAATATAATATGGCATGGGTGGCATAATGAGCCATGGCATTATATTATCGATGAAATTAAAGAAATTACAGTTCTGTTATTAACCTCAAACTCTGAGGGATTCCCTATGGTATTAGGAGAAGCTAATGCTCAAGGTATATACTGTATAAGTTCTGATTGCAAAACTGGCCCTGCTGATATCATAAAAGATGAAATTAATGGTGAGCTATATCCTGTTGATAAACCCCATGAATTAGTAATTAAATTACAGAATATAATTAACGGAAAAAAACTAACTGATAACCGTACAATAAAAATGTCAATTTCCAATTTATATGATTTAAACTATTTAAAAAGAGTGAAATCAGCACTTAATATTTAATAGCGTCAGTCAAGTAACATAAGGGAGAGAATAATGCAAGGTTCACCTTTACATTTTGACAAAAAGCTATCAATCATAGTTGCAGTACATAACTTAGAAGATTTAATAGGAAGATGCTTAGAAAGTATAAAAAATTGCCTATGCAAAGTTTCTTCTGATGATTATGAGGTTTTGCTGATAGATGACAGTTCTTATGATTCAACTCCATCAATATTAAAAAAGTTCTTAAAGGAAAATGAATCCTTTATTTATATAAGAAAGGAATTTAGGAGCTTAGGAAAAGTAAAAAAATATGCGGTAGAAGTAAGCTATGGAGAGTATATAACATTCGTTGATGGTGATGATTTTTTATCTGATTTCTCTATGGTAGAAATTTTAGATTTCTTGGCATATAAGAAACCAGATATGCTTATTAGTAAGTTAAATGAAGTAAGAAAAGAGTCAGACATAATAGAAAGATCAAAATTACTGTCCTCAGTAGAACTCCATAGAGACACAGCAATAAAAGAATTTTTAATTCATAAGAAATTTCAGGCACATTCATGTGGGAAGTTTTTTAGGAGAGAATTATTTTATGGGAATAATTTCTCTGAAGTTCCTTTTTATGAAGATGCATTGTTATTTCCTTTGTTATTGGTCAAGTGTAATAATATTCATTATACTGAGATGAAGTACTATAACTATATAAAAAGAGAAGGAAGTCTTTCTAATTCAATTAATGAAATTAAAGTAAATATAATGGCAGAGGTTATTTTAATAACTGATAAAACTTTCGGGGAGAAGTTTAGGAATCTTACAGCTTGCCATGCTATAGAGCTTATCTATAAGTACGGAGATAAATTATCAAAGGAATATTCTGATTCTATTTATGAGATAATAAATAGTCTGTCTACATTAAGATTTATATTAGACTCTAATGTTCGATTTAGTTTTAAAAGAAAATTTATGAAGATAAGAAAGAAAATAGGATTTCAAAGGTGAAAAACTCCATTCTTTCTCTCATTATAGGAAATATTGGAGAATGGATAGGAATTCTTCATTATTCGAAGAAGAAGATTATTGCGTATAAAATTATATGCAATGTTGTAGAAAATACTTATCCGTCTATGGGTAAAGCAGATGAACCATAGACACTGATATGGGAATGTACAAAGATTGAATAGATTATCTTTTGCTAAAAGGTTAAAAAGGCCTTAAAATGAAACCATTTGTTATGATACTATGAATGTAGTAATTTTTTTGTTACTACACTAAATAATAGTGGATTTTATAGAAATCGATGAGTAAATATTATGTTCTTTTCTGATTCAAGTGATGTTACCTTAGTTATTACAAGTTGTGGTCGATTTGATTTATTAAAGCAAACCATTGAATCATTTGATAAGTATAATTCTTATCCTATAAAAGAGGTCGTTATAACAGAAGATTCTGGAGACAAATCTATTTATTCTGTTATACCCCAGCACTGGTTACCATATTGTGAAATTATTTTAAACAATCCTAAGCTAGGACAAATTAAGTCAATTGATCTGGCGTATAGTAAAGTGAAAACTGACTATATATTTCATTGTGAAGACGATTGGCTTTTCTATCGAGATAAATTTATCGAAGACTCTTTCGTCCTTTTGAAATCTGATGAAAACATACTTCAAGTATGGCTCAGAGATTTAAACGAGGATGTGATACTTCATTATCCATTCCATTACCCTAGTAATTTCAGAGAATTAGAAGGTATTTGCTTTTCCACTCTAGAAAGTAATGATCCCAAATGGAGAGGATTTAGTTTTAATCCAGGCCTTAGAAGAAAATCAGATTATGAGTTATTCATGCCATACAATCTAGCTGGTGACACAGAGATGACACTATCAAATAAATATGCTGCAATAGGTAAATATGCAGTTATTTTGGATAAAAGTGCAGTTAAGCATATCGGTTGGGATGATCATATAAAAACAGATGAAGAGATAAGGCAAAGAAAACTCAAGAACAGACGAAAAATAAAGTACTTTACTTTTGGTGTAATTACAGGATGTATTTTAATGTATTTAATTAAAGGATTTTAATTAATATCTATTTTGTTTATAAGTATTAGTAGGCAATTTAATATTCTAATCGTAATGTACGTGATTAATGCTATACGAGGGGCTCTATGCCCCTTTTAAAATTTCATGAGTATAATTAACAACATATTGTATCATTTTGTAGTGATACTGATTTTCGTGAATAACCATAAGGCATAAGTTATGGTACTAATAGAGGGCTCACAAGATAAGAGGTAGGGCATCAATACACAGGATTTAATGTCGGTTTTACCATCTCAAACATTGAAAATGTAAATGAGTCTCATAATGTGAGATCTAACAAATCAATATAGGCTCCTTTGGTGAGTTCACTCGCGGCTTTATTTATCTTGCTTATAACTCCCTCATAGCTAATAAATTTCTTCCTGAATCGTCATCTTGGTTATTTTCTGATCCATGAAGACGACGCGGTACTTATGATTCGAGATTTACTTTCATACGATATTACAAGGGATCTATTGAACACATTTTAACACTATGACGCATCCATGCACCAGAGTGTTAACTGAGTTCATGTCTTGCCGCTTCTGCCAAAAAATGACTTCTGTCTCGATATTGTGCCGGACTTTCTTTGACGCGATTATCAATACGCTGAATGAGTGTATCAGGTAGTGAGATATTAATACGCTGCTGTTTTCCAGAAAACTCAGATAAATCAACATCGATAACAAACCAGCTATCAACGTATTGATATTCTGTGTTTCTTGCATAAACCAAATAGCCGGCATCCTGAATTTGCTCAACGGCTCTGCTGTTTGCAACCCTATCTTCTACTGTTAACAAGATAGCCTCACGCGCCATTATCGCAATATCTTCTCTATTATCAGCAGCAGAGAAACAGCCATAATCTTCGGTACACAGCGCAGGAATAACCAGACCATACGCTGTATTTTCGTCTTTCGGCAACTCAACACCTACTGAGAAAAACATGATGACCTCCAAAGTTGGCGGGGATTAAATCCCCGCCATTTTCTTTATCGATTTGACGGTGCCGATAGGCAGATCTTTTTTAGGATGCGGGACAGGGAATGTCTTTCCGGTTATAGGTGACCACCAAATTTGGTGACTCCCTCCGTTATGCTTTTTAAGTTCACACCCAACGGCAGTCAGCTCTTTTATCAGGTCAGTTGATTTCATATATCCTCCCAACCTGAGATTAATATACACACATATACACATAAAGTGAATTTATTTATCTCAAGTAAACGATGTCAAAATAATGGCTAAGAGATTTTCCAGTACATAATGTTGAAAAATATGACATTACGGCAGATCTACGCCCAACATTCAGGGAGTGATTGTTCGGAAGGCATAGGTTGAAAAAACAACGAAAGCCAGTATTGCGACACTTAAGCACTATGCAACAACCTGTGGCGTAAGCCTAAAAATTAATCGCATAATACGTTAATCCTAATGCCCGGTATCTTAATCAAACTTCACGATAAAGATACCGGGGGATATGGCTAAAATTAAAGTGTTATTTGGAGTTTTTCGACACCACAAGCTCGGGCATAGCGTGCAAGGGTATCTATGCTGGCCTTATTGATATTGCTTTCCATGCGAGAGACAGTCGGCGGCTTAACCCCCATACGTTCTGCTACTTGGGCGCGTGTGATGCCGGCATTGCGACGCCATTCAGCTAGCAGCGCCTGTAATTTTTCTTTTCGCTCTTCTGCTTCGTATGCTGCCCGGTACTCCGGGTCTTTCATCCATTCAGCGTGTAATTCGTCATGTGTTTTCAATTTCACGTTTGATTTCCTCCAGTCTTCGCTTAGCTAGCTCGATTTCGTTTTTTGGTGTCTTTTGGTTTTTTTTAATGAAGATACGGAGCATATAGATCTTGCTACCCACCTCATAAACCCAAATGCCGCGAGCTATGTCGTTACCCATTGTGCGGATCTCGTAAAGCCCATCACCAAGGGGTTTTGTATCCGGTTCCCGTAGGATACGCGGGTTTTCCTCCAGTTTTTTAACCAGCCGGTCATACTTCACTTTTGTGAGTTTCGGTAAGCTATCGGCTTCCCTGGCTGCTTCATCATGATAAATAACTCTAAACACTCTTTTTCCTCCTGAGATGAATATTAGCATTTAAGCTAAATTACCTCAAAGGCTAAGTTTATAAAAAAATGCATAGGATCCATGATGGAATGAACAATGACAAAAGCAGTCATTACACCGTACCTGCTTGCCCGATTTGGCTCTTAAAAATTTTGCATAAATCTTATGCAAAAATCATAGATCCAGACAGTGTCAGTATTGATGAAAGGAGAAACAGAAAAGCCAGATATTGCAAGTAACTGAGGAAGAAAAAAGTTTTTGTAAAATTCTTCACAGGAAGAGCACAAAAGTAAAGAGTGGAGCATGAATGTATGGATTGTAATGTCGCTTATCTTCTTAAGCATTTGAAAGGTAGAAAGTCGGATGATCTACGAAGGTAAACCATGCAAATCCGCTGATTTATCACCCAAAGTCTGTTCACAATTCCCTCATGGTTAATATCTTTCTCTCAAAATCGCCATGTTGGTCATTTATTGATACGTAAATATGCCCGATTTTTACCATATTAAATCCCGTTGAATGCTGAAACAGGCTGCTTTAGCAAAGATTACTGTCAGTTAACAGGTTACAGAAAACCTTGGTTTGGTGGAAACGGTGGAAAAGGCGAGAAAATCACTCATGCGTGAAAACTATTTGAGTGAGTACACAACACCAACCGAAAAATCAATCGTGCGGAACAATATCGGCGCATTATCTGCAAGCGGCGGAGATTACCCCGTAGAATTTAGGTTCAGGCAAGTAGGAACAATACCGAATGAACGAAATGCTGTAATGCTCGCCTCGACACGGGGAGGAATGGAGAGTGGAACACAAGTCTCGTTTACACGGTATTCATGGTATGGCAATGAAGTTAAAACAGGTATTGTTCGCGGCGGCGGTGCTGATACACTCGGATACTCAGTAGACATCAACGCAAACCGAGTATTAACAGTTTCGCCGGGCGGCGATGTATTTCCGTCCGGCTATATCTTATCCAGAGCCGCAAACTATTTCGATGATCCGAACTCCCGAAATCTTGGCCGTTCAGGTTTTTTAAGACCAAATAGCCTTGATGGTCTTGGTGATCTTGCAATTCATGTGGCTCATCCTCAGTGCACTGGTCCTGAATATTCGCGCGGAATTTCTTTTGGTTACGGCGGCGGTTTTAGCATATCAACTTATGCATTTGATAAAGACGGTAAATTCGCAGGATCAAAACGGATATTGACAGAAAATGATGCAAACTCGTTAGAAAACATTCCAGTCGGTGCCCCCATCCCGTGGCCGCAACCCAATCCCCCATCAGGTTACCTTGCGTGCAACGGCCAGGCATTTAATAAATCCACATATCCACAACTAGCGGCAGCATACCCATCAGGAACACTACCCGATTTGCGCGGTGAGTTTATCCGTGGCTGGGATGATGGGCGCGGTGTGGATAGGGGCCGTGGGATTTTGTCATGGCAATCCGCCACCGGTAATAGAAACACCGACGATAGTATTGGAACAAGTAACCCAAGTGGGCGTAAAGCACTATACGGAATTAGCGAAACTCATCCACGCAATATCGCATTTAATTACATAGTGAGAGCAGCATAATGAATGCACAAAAATACGCTTTAGAACCTGACTCAGCAATATTGGGAAAAGATGGGTTAGCAGAAAAACCCGGCTGGTTAACAATCTATCACGCTGCACCCACTTCAAGAGAATTTCTTGGTGCGACACTGGAATATCTGATGGAAGGGGTAGGGCTTCCAGCCAGTTCATATCCCGAAGCGCCAAAGTTTCCCGACTCTCATGATATGGCCGTCTGCCGTAGTGCAGATGGCAAATACTGGGAAATCGTCCCTGATTACCGTGGAAAAATCGCTTACAACACGCTAACACAAGCACAGATTGAAATTACTGAAATTGGGGAATTGCCTGGAACAATGACATTCAAAAAACCCGACACCGATTATGATAAGTGGAACGGTAAAGAATGGGTAGTTGATAAAGACCTTCTCAAGTCTCATCAAATCAATGAAGCCAAACAACAACAAGCAGCACGGTTACAGCAAGCAAATGAAACACTGTCATTGCTACAAGACTCTGTTGACTTAGAAGTCGCAACAGACTCAGAAAAAGCCGCTTTGCTTGAGTGGAAGAAATACCGGGTATTACTGAGTAGGGTAGATACCTCACAAGCGCCTGATGTTGAATGGCCGGAAGTACCGGAGTAAAATATTCAGAGGGCCAACAATGGCCCTTTGATTACTCTGGCGTTTTAGGCCATTGGATATCGGGGACGGTAGAGGGATCTACAGCTTGTATCTTTTGCGCATATAGCATCCATTCGATTAACTCTGCTTTGCCTTCATCAGTGATAATTCCCAATATAAGTTGAGTTTGCCGGATCTGCGTTTTCATGACCACCGTGGTTAATATATTTCCCCGCTCTTTCTCGGCTGAAATTACGTGGTATTTATTAGATGATTTCCATTTTTATTACTCCAAAATATAAACTTTGACTGGCTGAACACCACCCGCCCAGAATTCAATTTTGCTGCTATTCACTGATACCCTCATCTCTGTTGAGTTATCTCCTCCAATGGCATAAATACCATCCCATTTTGAGGCCCTTAGCTAATTCAGCAGTGAGAGCCTTAAGTTTCTTTTCGTCCATAATTTGCCTGTCTCGGTTGTCGGAAGGAATATATTAAAAACAGGTAATTACACAATTTAAATTCCAAGCTCCGTAAATCTAAAGATTTAGGATTTATAAACTAAACTATAAGTATTTATTGTTTCTGAGACCATTTTTCTCACATCAAACTCATTAATCGCTTTTTCTCTGGCCTTTTCAGACAGCCTTTCTAACTCTTGAGATGATAAACCAGCAATTAGTTTTAAAATTTCATGTACTGATACTTCATTTCCTGCTTTTGTGATCCAGCCATTAACACCATGATCAATGTTTTCTGGTAATCCCCCGAAATCACTGACAATAACAGGCAGACTACAAGCCATCATTTCTCTGCAAGCAAAACTGATAGTTTCACAATCAGTAGATAAAACAAATCCTACAGAAGCACTTTTCATGTAATTAATGATCCTTTTGTTATCATTGATATAACCAGTGAATTCAATATCAACATGAGAGAAAGGAACACCGACCAACTTATCGATATCTTTTTGGTAAGGAATACGTCCAATGATTTTTATACAAAATTTATCAGACAGTACTTTATTTTTTGCCAGGCATCTTATCAACAAATACCAACCCTTATGCCCAGCTGTCCCAGCAGAAGAAATAAGCGTTATCTTTCCTTTTTCTGTAATTATACGTTCAACCTTCCATTTGTCAGTATTAATACCATTTTTTATAGTAATAGCCTGTTTGTCAGAAATAAAAGAGGAACATTGATTTCTGGTGGCATCACTAACGAAGATGATTTTTTCATTGAGTTTTTTCAGCCTGATTCTGGATAACCAGGACACAAGATAATGATTATGTTTTGTATAGATTATCTTACTTTTCACTCCAAAAAGAACCTTTGCTAGGATAGCGATCTTATTATCAGAAGTTCCATTAGTATGAATAACGTCAATTTTTTGTTCTTTTACAACACGTGACAAGATTTTACAGGTTGTTACGAGTTGTTTAATTTTATTGAGTTTGCAGAAAAAATAAAGTGGAACAACATTGTTGAATCCAGAACTGATAAGTTCTTTGTACAATCTACTTTCTGGTGGGCAAGCAACAAATAGTTTCCCTTTGTTATAATCAAAATACTTAACTATGTTCATTATGTATGTGGTATGACCACCACCATTCCCTGTATGGAAATTTGTAATCATAATATTCATGATTCCTGCTTACTCTTACCTTTATTATCTGTTAATGAGCTATGTCTCATGAGCTTACTTACTAAAATTCTTATTTCGATCTGTTGTGTATTCAGCACCTACCATCAGGCTATTTATTTTCAGTAAAGCCTCTTAGGAATATTATCAGACTCAATATGCTGTTTGATCAACTGCTGAAAATCTGGGACAGATGAATCGATAAACTTCTTGTTTACTACACCATGTAATTTTAGCATGTTTTGCGTAATCGATAGTTAAGTTACTAAAGGGTTCTCAGAGCTTACCTGTTTACAATACTCTGCTTTACCGAGATATCAGCTTATTCTAAATTATGTAACGTAAAAGTATATAATAAGCTCTAGGGAAGAATTTGGCTAGATAAAAATTGAATCCTGGCTTTATTAGGTAGCTTAATGGAATTCTTCTTATTTCTCTCGGCATAGTCATTCTTATATACCCCTATTGGGCTGACATATGGCCCGTTGGACCTTAATTCTATTATTCCCTGTTTTACACAAACAAGAAAGAAACTAATGAGTTTATAACTGCTATCCCTGATAATTACTACCTATTTCGCTGATCCTCATATTCATCTTGTTAGTATTAAAATTAAATAGAACGGTTAACCGATAAAAAGTTCTGTCTATACTTCTACTGTAGAATGGGATAAACATCTTAAAATCCGGTTTGATTGAGAATACAAACTCAGATGGTGTAATCTATAACCAATCGACAGAATACTGAACCTGTGAAGTTAAAATGATCTTCCTCATTGAATGACGAAATGGCATCATAAAGCACAATAGGTGGGAATAATCTCGAAGAAGGCAGATAAATTATTATTGTCATTGGGCTGCATAGGCAGCCCTTATTTTTATCATTCTGGTATCCTAGGCCATTCAACATCAGGAGCCAGTGAGATATCAACACGACTCAGTAATACCAGATACTTTTTCCAGCTCAGTAGCTGTGCTTTTTCTTCTTCTGAGGCCAGTTCAGTATCGACAGCATATTGTAATAAAGTAGCGGCCTCATTAGCTTGTTGGCAAAGTGTGGCACGTTGCTGCTCTGCCTGCTTAATCTGACTCACTTTCAGAGCGTCTTTATCAGTTACCCACTCTTTACCGGTCCACTTGTCAAAATGAGTTACGGGTTGTTTGAAGGTCAGGGTTTCTGGTAATTCACCCAGCTCAGTCATTTCTTGCTGTGCCCGAGTTTGCTTGTTGTAAGCAATTTTTCCGCGATAGTCTGGGACAGTTTCCCAACACTCACCGTTTGCACTGCGACAAACGGCCAAATCATCAGACGTCGGTAGCTCTGGCGCATCGGGATAAGCACCCGCTGATACGCTGACACCCAACATTAAGTATTCAATATCAGCACTTGTAAATTCTTTTGTCATCTGATTAGTATGGTAAACATTTATCCAACCGGCTTTCTCGGCTAAACCATCTTTACCCAATACTGCCATTTCTGGTTCTAAAGAGTATTTTTGTTCTGTCATTATGCTGCTCTCACTATGTAGTTAAATGCGATGTTGCGAGGACGGGTTTCTGCGCCGACAGCGCCGTTGTTTGTAAATACATCAAAATCACTACCGTTGTTCGTGAACGGTAATTTTTGCTGTGAATCGTTATGATATGATCCGTTGTGCCCACGACTGCTAGTTGCGCCGAAGTCTCCTCCGTATCCACCGCTACCGCTGACATGTCGGTGCCATTGAACTTGCTGTGGCTGCCATGACAAAATCCCACGACCACTATCAATTCCACGTCCATCATCCCAACCACGGATAAATTCCCCACGCAAATCGGGCAGTTTTCCTGATGAGTAAGCTACAGCCAATTGTGGATATAGGGATTTATTAAATGCCTGACCGTTACATGTAAAATAGCCAGTAGGAGCATTTGGTAATGGCCACGGGATAGGCGCACCCACGGGGTGGGTATTGACTAAGCCCCCGTATCGATTTTTGTTAACATGCAAAAAATGGGCGTACAGATCTCCGCTGGAATTGACATATATTTGACCCGTATCATAGTTAACAAATCCGAAGTTAATCCCTTTCTCGTACCCTTCTTTATGAGCAGAAAACACCCCCTGATACTCATTTCCCGGTATGACATCAAACTGTGTCATACCGGGTAAAGCCCCCACGTCTCCAGCAGAAGGTTTATTTTTTGTGTTGTAGTCTCTATGCCAACCTGGATAGTACCCATTACCGTGGTTGATATAAGTAAATTGTGCATTGGGGATGCCATTATTATCAGTAGTTGTTGGTGTTGTGACACGAATTGTTGTTATATAGTCTACGCCCATTACTTCAACAACAGCACCGGCCAAACAGATATTACCGCAGCTTGTATCATTGATTGTGCGATTATTGGCATATGACCATGATCCCTTACACATCCAGTATGGATTATTAAAAGCCCCCTGGCTTTTTAGCCATTGCAAAAATTCAGCTGTTGTCCACATTCCTCCACCGCCAATTGAGATAGTGCCACTATGCGCCCGGCAGGCCCCCACATCCCCGGCACTCAAACTGATATCCCCACTCAGCGCCTTCCCATTCACTTTCCGACCACTCGGCACGGCACTTTTAGCCAACGCCACCGTTTCCACCAAACCAAGGTTTTCTGTAACCCGTTAACTGACAGTATTCTTTGCCAAGGCAACTGCTATAAAGCATTCAACAGGATCTAATATGGTAAAAATCGGACCTATCCGCGTATCAATAAATAACCAAAATGACGATTATGAAAAGCAATATTGGCCGTGGTTGAATTTTGGCCAGTTTTCGTTTAAAAAACAACCTAAAATAAATCACATATATTGGTAA